TCCTTTGGTTGTCCATTGGTTGTCCAATCCATACAACTAAGATTTTTTTGTTCAGTATTAACCGCTTTTTCGTCAATATTTTGAACGCTATAAGTAATTTTAGAGGTTTTATAGTCAGCTCTCTCACGCTTCTCGACAAGCTCTACATCTGGTAAAACTTGGATCAAAAGACCTTTATAAATTGAGTCTATTTTTCTATCTGGGCGTATTCTATTGTTCTCACTCCAGTCTGTGATATACGAAACCAGGTCTTCGTTTAGTACTTTTAAGAAATTTTTTGCAACAAGAATCTTGAAGTCGTCTTCAGTAGCTCCAGTTGCTCGAATTACTGTATAGGCCTCCACGACCCCGTCATCATCAGCACGCATTCCAAGGTCAAAATACAGAAGTCTTGAACTCGCTGGCATTCGTAAGAAGCGTGCGGACTCAATGATTCGCTTAGAAAACATCCTGCGTTCTGCCATTACTTTCCATCCTTTCTTTTCTCAAATTCATAGCTAAAACTATCATACAGTCATCAGCTTGCTTTTCTGTTTCGAATTTTGCATAAGTCTTACCATCAAGGAGTACTCCCCACTTTCCAGAAATGAGCTTAAATGTATCAATCTCTTTATAATTACTTAATCTCATCTTTTGCCTCTTTCTTTGGCACCATCGGCAGAAGTCACCACTGCCGATGGTTATTCAATTGTCTTGTGGCACTTTAATTTAGAGAATTACCAAGAATTTCAATGATGCACTTTCCAGTCTGCGCCTTCGTGCAAAACTGCCATTCGACACCATACCTGCTGGCGAAGGTCTTCATCGCCTTTGCCAAGGTCTCACCAGTAATGGCTTTTGTTTTGATTGTGTGCCAAGTACCAGTGTCCGTTCGGACTCTTTTAAAGCCTCTAGGATTTTTCCATCGTGCGACATCCTCAAGTGAAGCGATGCCACCACCATGTTCAACCAAGAAGATTATCTTAATGCCTGCCTCTGACGCTCTCAGTGCCTCATTTCGCAGTCTTTCGTGTTGCTGGCATAAATTACTACATACTTCACTTAAACCTTGCTTACGGTCAACCACGAGCCTAGGATTGTCATAGGACATATAATCGCCAACATAAAGTTTAGAAATAAAGTGCTGTATACCTTGCTTATCGAATTCATCGACAATCTTTTTGATGGCTCTAGCCTTTTCTCTACTGTCAATTTGAATCTGCATAAGTCTCCTAGTTGAATGGTAGCCCAGAGTCATCTACGCTGTCTGTAAATTCTGTATCAAACGGTGTTCCTTGGTTTGTAGCCATATAAGCAGCAGGAGTAGGGTTGTCTTGCTTTTTCTCTACGAACTCGCAATTTTCTACAAGCACATCCGTCGTATAGACCTTTTGCCCGTCCTTATTTGTGTACGAGCCTGTTTGAATGTGTCCGTTCAATCCGATCCTCTGTCCTTTCGAGAAATACTTTTCGACAAACTCTGCCGTCTTGCCAAATGCTACACAAGAGATAAAGTCTGCACTTTGCTCTCCCTCTTTGGCAAAACGGCGGTCGACTGCCAATGTGAAACGGCATACCGCCATTCCTGATGTTGCTGCATATCTGTTTTCAGGGTCGCGTACAAGGCGACCTACTAACTGTACTGAGTTCATGTCTAGTTCTCCTATGTTGCTGAATAAATACTTCATTGTTTTTCTTTTTCTATAACTCTAAATAATGGATTGGTGCTGTCAGCTTCCTTGTACGCTTGCAATAATCGCACTTCTCGCACCTTGTTGGCTCGATTCGTCCATTTTTTATGTCCATAATGTGAGGAACATATTTCTTGATTTCTTCTAATCGTTCGCTGAGCAATTCATCATCAAGGTAGATGACTTTTATATCTGGCTCTTTTTCTTTGCTCAGCGCTGCAATATAGAACGGCAAGCGCTCTCCAGTATTCTGTCGAACAATCTCTTGATAGACAGCACCTTGGATGTCATACCCCCAAGCCCGAACAAATTCTACTTGCCCGAAGCCGTTAACATAAGTGTGCTCTGATAGTGATTTCATCACTTTCAAATCTGCTATTAGAATGCCAGGAAAATAGGAGTCCATCTTTATTTTCCACTGTGCTTCTGCGATTTCTCCAGTCATAATTACTTGCTTCTGCCCACTTAAAAACTTCATAAAATAGGCATCCGCCTCCGCACGCTGGATAATCCTTTCAGCCTGTTTGTAGTCTGATTTCAGACTCCCTTTTGCTGTGAAAATTTCTTGATTTTGACTCTTGAAAGTATCCAGCGTACCTTCGAAATATGCATCGACATAGCTGCCAACTAGCAATGGCGTGCTCTTTTCTTCTATCCAGTTTTCCATTAACTGTGACATCGCTTTTGCTTCGCAACCACTATGTGCAAGTGATCCGCAAAAACTTTTGTATTGCGAGACAGACAGATATTCTCTGTCCGCCTCGCTGGAATAATAATTCTCAGCTGTCAATATCATTTTTCACCTTCTTTTTTTTCAAATGGATCTACAACTTTTGATTTTGCTTGAGTACTATCCTCCACTTCTCCTTCAACGGCACATCCCATAAGTGAACTTGGAATGTAAACTCTAGCAAAAAACGCTGCTGCTCGATAAGCGAGCATCTGATCTGTCATCGTCACCCACTTCTTGTTGCTACTCCAGCCTTCAGCTTTTGCCATTTGTACTGTGATCTCTGTTCCTACGACCTCTTCGCCATCGCTTACCCTGATTGCTTTTATAAAGCATCCTCGGTTATCAGAGCCTTTTTCACCAGTGTACACTGGCAACACATTTTTGAAGTGCCCACTTGCTTGAATCATTGACATACAAGCTTGTCCACTCCACGACGGTTTACCTTTAACAACATACAAATTCTGCATCACGAACATTGGACTTACCCCCATGCGATTAGCCATATCAACAGCTATTGTGCAGTCCATCGGCTTTCCTTGGTACGCTTGGGGAACTAATTGCGACTGAGCAAATAGGTTTCCAATTTTATACAGATTTTTAAAAGACTCTGGGTCTGAAAAAACCTCTTTCGGCAAGTTTCTCTGCTCTTGTACTACTACCTCATCCATTTCGTTTACTCCTCCCAAAACTCATCTGTACTTTTTCTGCAAGCATCTACACAATTTTCGCACCATTTCTCATCAAAGATTTCCCAATAATCTTCTCCGTCTAGTGGTAAACCACATCTATCACAACAGGGCAATTTTGCACGCTTTCTTTCATATTCTGCCTGTCTGCGTTCTTCGGCCTTCCAAGGCTCCTCAAAAATTTCCATTTCTTCCTCCTTTGCATCTAAAAGAGCATCTATGATATACCACGCTGGAATAATAGGTGTTTCACTTAGCGTCAATGCTTCGTCTCTCACAAGATTTAACCATTCCAAAGCATAAATCCATTTCTGATTTTTTTGTAAGCTAACAGGTGCATATACAAAGATTTCTAGTGCGATATCTACAAGTGACATACACTCCACATCTTTGATCACTTTTACTGCTCCGCTTTCAAGCTCAATTCTCAGCTCGCTTCCAACCCAGCTAACGCTTTTCAAAGTGTGCGTTTCAAAGCTTTCAAAAACATCTTTTACCGCTTCCAAAAATCTGATTTTTCTAGCTGAAAGATTTAATGCATGACTAACTGCCAATTTTTTTCCCATTTTTTATCTCCTTTTCACTCTTTTCTACTTATGCATCTTTTACAATTTTTACAATTTTACAGGTGCAGCCCCACGGCCACACCCATCGCAAAGACAAAGATGAAAAATAGCGTGTTTTTTACGAGCGTAACTCTGTCTTCTAGCTCTTCAAGCTCTTCTTCCGCCGCCTCAAGCTCCCTAAGCCTTCCCCTCTCAATTTCCTCGTATTCTACATAGCCCATCTTCAGCTGATTCCTCATTCGTGCTTTCTCCTTTCTTCTCTATAGCTGATTACAGTGGCATGTGACCCAGCAATTGTACTGGCCACATTTTAGCCTATACTCAAATGCTGGACTTTTTTCGTCAATGTTTTCTGGGCACTCTTCACAATTGTATGTATTGTGTGGGTTATACATAAATTCTTTGTATTTCTCTAAGTATTGCTCCTTATCCTTCTTTAGCGAATCCCACTCTTTCTTTGTCATAATCTTCTCCTTTGTTGTGACTACATCCGTTACTCATTGAACTCAGCTTCTTTGTCAAGTCTTTGAATAGCCTCACACGCCTCTTTCCTAATCGCCTCTAACCGTAATCTCGTTGTATCTAAGTCTTTGCTTCCATCACTTAACATTGTGTTAATGATGTCAAGCATGATCACCAGTGAAATCGACAATAAACAATAATTTACATCACTCATCTAATTCCCCTCTCTAGCCCTCTCCATTTATCCTACCTCTCTTACTATCTTCCACCCTGCTCCATTTGCAGGCCTTCTCCTCTGACTTGCAAATTCCGCAGTTTGTATTTTTATCCTCTTTGCTATCCACTTATCAAAACCAACCGTGTCAAAAATAATCTTTGAGTTTGGCTTTGATGGGTCTATCTTAGTGGCAAAATTCTGCTTCGGATCTCTGTAGGCCTCCATCAGTAGTGGTACCGGAAATCCAAGCTTTTTAAGTTCTGACATTTTCATTATTTGTTTCGGAAATTCCATACTTACCTCCTATTTACTTTCCCTCTAATCTCTCCTAAACTATCCTTACAGGCCCTGCCAAGCCGAGTAAACGAAAGGAGGGATATGAGTATGAAATTTAACCCTGATTGCGTGAGAGATATCCTTATCCACATTGAAAGTTTTGAGTATAATTCAGCACATACTATCGATCAGATGTGCACTGAGCTATCCAACTACTCATATGAGGAGCTCGACTACCACTGCTTAAACTTATATGAAGCAGGTCTTATAAGAGCCTCTACAATCAATATATGTGGTGCATATCTTCCGCGAGTTTCAAGAGTATATGATTTAACTTATGAAGGTCACCGATTTTTAAGTGAGATTCGCTCTGATGATGTTTGGAATAAAACCAAAGAAACTGCTAAAAGCATCGGCTCCTTCTCTATTAATACTCTTTCAACAATCGCCACAGGAGTTATTACATCTCTTGCTCAAAAGAGCCTTGGCCTACAGTAACATAGACTGTCAAGTTCAGCTCCGCTTCAGCCATGGCGGGGCTTTTTAATGTAAATTCCTTGATATTCTTAATTTCCACTCCATCAAGATATAGCTTGTTATCTCCAATCGTGAGTTTTTGTAATTCCATCTTCCCTCCTAACCTACCTTTTCAATCAACGGCAGTATCCCATTTGATTTAAGGAAGTCATATAAGAACAATCTTCCCTTTTGCGTCCAGTACATATGCGTTCTCGCTCCCTGACTGCCATCTGGCTTATTGTAGTTTTGCGTCTTTGTCTGTGTGTAGCCTTCGCTTTGATACTTTGCATACAAAAACCACACGCCAGACTGGTTATACTGTACACCCAGCTCATGCAGCCTCTTATTCAAGCCTTTCGCACTCATACCATAATCTTTCGCAATCTCCGTCATAGATAGCAAGTCTCTACACTGCAAGATAAGATCGTAGTATGTCGCTTTTGGCTGAAGCTCTGCAATCTGCTGTGTCTTAATGCTATTATCTAGCTGTAATGCCTCAAGCTTTTCCTCCTGCTCAAGTGCTAGTTGCAATGCCTCTTTCAATGTTCTTGGCACTTGCACACCGTAGGCCCCAGTCCTGCGGATACTTGGTAAGACTTCTGAGGTTACCCACCGCTTGAATTTCTTTGCGGTCGATAACTTACTTGATAGGATTAAGCTGTATAAGCCACTTTCGTTGATAAGCCATCCGCCTCTCTGCCCTAAACTCGATAACGATTCGTTATTGAGTTTGTCCTCTTCATCAACATGGTCTGACAGAGCCTTGCTTGGATTTGCATATCCAAGAATTTCTGCTACATCTTTACCCACGAACCAAGGCTCACCGTCAATCTCTACAGTTCGGATTTCTCCAAACTCACTGTTTTTAAAAATCTTTAATTCGTTCAATAAAATCACCTCCTTTACTTTGTTTAGTTTTCTAAACATTTGTGTGAAAAAAAATAGTCTTCTATTAAGTCTGTACTGACTTCCAAATAAAACATTGCCATTTTCATCTCATTTTGCGACCATTCAGCTTTATTATTAAGCTTAAGGTTTAATGTTGACTCTCCCATGCCCATTTCTTTAGCAAATGCAGCCTGAGTTTTGTACTTTTCCTTGATTTTACCCATAAGCTTGCTGTAGTCATAGTCCATTGTATCGCCTCCTTTTTGTTTAGTTTTCTAAATTATAACCCCCACACCTTTCCTTGTCAATTAAAATTTTTACTTTTCTAAAAAAAATATTTACATAACTAAAAAATGTGCTATAATGCATTATATAAGGAGGAATACAAATGGACGAGCGAACAAAGAGATTAAGAAAAGCCGTTGAGAACTCCGGTTACAGCCAAACTCAACTCTGTGAAATCACAGGTATAAATAAAGGAGCTTTAAGCTCATACTTATCAGGAAGATATTATCCGAAGCAACAGGCAATAGAAAAGCTTTCGGAGGCTTTGAATGTGCCGATTTTTTGGCTAATGGGATACGATACTGAAAATGAAGAAGATTCTCAAGAAGAAAACGCTTATTACATAGACAAAGAAGCAAGGGAACTCGCCCAATTTCTTTATGAAAACCCAAAGTACAAAATATTATTCGACGCTGCGAAAGACGTATCAGCCGATGATTTAGAAATGGTAAAGACAATTATAGATAAATTTAAAAAATAAAGGAGCTAGATGAAAAAGTATGGATTGACTAATGATAACTGCAGATATGTATATCTTCCCGGCATACCTCCCAAGGTCAAGGGCTTTGTCATGGAAAACGACGGATATTATACAGTGGTACTCAACCCTGCCTTGTCTTCAGACACGAACAGGAAAACCAAGCTACACGAGATAAAGCACATACTAAGAAGAGATTTCGACAAGGCCGACTGCGATCAGGTCGAAAATAATGCAAGAGGAGCTTAGAGGGAAGTTTTGATGAAAAAATTAACAACACAAGAAGCAGAACAACTCATTAAGATGCTAAAGAAAACTATTGAGAAAGAGATTCATTTGCCATCGAAAGGGACAAATATTAGGTTTGATGTGCAAGGTAGAACAAAGAAACATATATTTTCAATATCTCTTTATCGTGGTAAAATAAATCCTAATAAAGGTAATTTTACTGCACTAATTAAAAGAAATAATACTGTATTACTTTCTTTAGATACTTCATCTACAGCAAAGCATATGAATCCTGATGGGCAAATTATTAAGGGACCTCACTGGCATATATATACTGAAGAATATGGACGAAACTATGCATATCCTGCAGTAAATATTACTGATAGTGATTTTGTTAAAAACACATTGCTATTTTTAGAGGAGTTTCATGTAATTGAGAAGCCCAAAATGACAGAACAAGTATCTTTTAATTTATAAACAGAATGAAAGGAGGGAATATATATGGATAGAATAAATAATTTAATGAATCAGTACTTCGATTGGTTAAAGGAGCAAGCCAATGCTACGAAAATAGGTGAGTACTATGAAATCAACTCTCCATTTTTGGATAGTCAGAATGACTTTATGCAGTTATATGTTAAATTTGAAAATAATAAAGTCTACTTCACAGATGATGGTTTTACTATAAATTCCCTCGTTCAAAGAGGGTTGAATTTAACATCAAAGCGTATTCAGCAGATAAAAAGCACTATTGCTCAGTTTGGTATAACTTTAGAGGATAAGACTTGCCTTGTTGCTGAAGCTTCTGCACATAATCCTGAACAACGGATGCATATGTTTATCCAAGCAATGTTAAGATTAGATAATATATTTTCTAATCTCCCGGCACATTCGACATCCACTTTTATAGATGATATAAGTGAGTTCTTCACTCAACGAGATATTTATTGTCTTAAGAACGTGAAGTTTTCCGGCGGTACCGGCTTTGATCACGTCTATGATTTTGCATTCAGTCCATCAAAAAGACACCCTGAGAGGTTGTGTAATGCTATTAACACTCCTAGTAGAGCTACTATAGATAGTTCTCTATTCTCATGGGTTGACACAAAAAAAACGAGAAGCGAAAATTCTCAGTATATATTACTTTTAAATGATGAAAATAAAATTCCGGAAAACATTTTAACAGCTATTTCCAACTATGAGGCCACTCCTATATTATGGAGTGAGAGAAACTCTGAAAAGAATTTGGATATACTTGCATCTTAATAACTTTTATTACGTTTTGCTGCAATTAGGTTGAAGGTGATGTAAGGGGGCTTAGAGGGAAGGTTTAATTTTTATTTATAAAGGGTGGGATAAATGAATAATAATTATACGGAAGAAGTATTCGAAAGTATTAAGCACATAAACGAATACGGACAAGAGTTTTGGTATGCAAGAGAGTTTCAGAAAGTTCTTGAATATACCGAGTGGCGTAAATTTTACGGTGTTATTGAAAAGGCGAAGACTGCCTGTTCTCAAAGCACCAACAATGCTAACGACCATTTTGTCGACGTAGACAAAATAGTACATCTTGGAGTGGCCGATAGTAAGCTCCCAAAATCAGGGCAAAGCCGAGCCTAGAGATTTTTTAATTAAAAAAGCCACCCGGTACGCCAATACCGAATGGCTGTGTATACCGTTGCAAGCTGTTACCTGCAACAATATGCCCTCAACAAGCTATATTGTACCACGCATAGTAGCACCTTGCAACAGGTGTTATTTTTATACCCAAATTTAAGGAGGTACAGTATGGCAAAGGCCAAGTATACCAAAACCAAATCAGGATACTTTCGGACTAAAGTATGGGACGGTACATACAATGCGGATGGATCTAAGCACAGAATAGATGTCACATCTAAGAAGTCCAGTGCCGATCTGGAGCGTAAAGTCAATGAAATTAAGAATCGTGTAAGTCAGAATGACTTTATAGCTTCAATCAACGAAACTGTATATGACTATGCCCTGTATTGGCTTGATACCTATAAATCCGTAAAATCAAGAAATACATATCTATCATATAAGCGAACTATAGAATATCATCTTCAGGACTTCTATGCTCTTAAAATGCAATCCCTTACAAGAGGACACATACAACAACTTATAAATTCCAAATTCGACAAGCCAAGGACCTGTAAGCTTATAGCCCTTGTAATAAAGCAGGTTGTAAAATCTGCTATAAAAGACGGTATACTTGCCCCTGCTTCTTACGAAACTATATGCACTGATATAGCACTTCCAAAATACACAGCAAAAAAGAAAGCTGTTATAAAGTCGGAAGTGCTTGATAGCATACTTGATATAGATTTTACAGACAGAGAAAAATGCTTTCTATACATCATATACGGCTGTGGCCTAAGGCGAGAGGAAGCACTTGCACTTACTAAGGATGATATAGACTTTAATGCGTCTGAAATAAGTGTGTCAAAAGCTTTATGCTTTGACGGAAATAATGCTTATATAAAAGAGCCTAAATCTCAGCGTGGTTACAGGCGTGTACCTATGCCGGCATTCTTGCAAGAATTCTTGCAAGGCTACACGCAAGTATCAAGCTATAATCTCATTACTAAGCAGGACGGAAAGCAAATTACTGCAAGTAGCTATGTAAAAATGTGGCAATCAATACAGAATAAGATAGATCGTAGTTTAGGTGCTGAGGTGTCAAAGAACCTTACTGCACACTCCTTTAGGCACAACTACTGTACAAGGCTCTGCTATCAAATACCTCTGATCAGCACTAAAATGATTGCAAAACTATTAGGGGATGATGAAAAAATGGTTATAGATGTATACAGTCATATACTTGAAGAAAAAGAAGATTGTCAGTCTGCAATTGCCAATATTTTTGATTAAATCTGTGCGACAAAATTGCGACATTAGGAAGTTTGCGACACATTTGCGACATCAAAATGACGCAAATTTTAGTCAAATCAATGCAGTTCGCCAATTAAAAAAAGTGGCTCAAAGCCTTATAAATCAAAGCTTTAAGCCACTTTCGTATTCCTGAGACACCCGGGACTCGAACCCGGGACAACTTGATTAAAAGTCAAGTGCTCTACCACCTGAGCTAGTATCCCATAAATCAGTATAGATAAAACAAAATGCCTTGGACCGGAATCGAACCAGTGACACGAG